ACCGGCCCCTCAACTGGTACATGGTATACTTCTCGAATAAGTTATGTTCGCGTTCCCATCAAGAATACCATTTCACTTTATTCCGTGGTTGGATATATTCCTTTTTTGTGGTAGTGTTTTGTTCGATATTCTTTTCTTAGCTTGTATGGAGTTCTGCGATTGGACAGAGGTACTTACAGTTATTCTTTTGACTGGTGCGGCCTTTTGTTTCTTGTACTGGTTAGTATTTCTTTCTCCTCGCGAGTGTAGGGATAAGGATGCCAAGCCAAAGCTATCCAGTTCCAAAGATGCGACGCAGACGTCTGGACCTTCCTCAGACGTCTACGGGCAGCATCAGTTCTAGCGATAGCGGTAGTGATGTCAATATTGATGTTATACGTGATGCTTCGTTTGATGGTGGTTTGTCTGGGAATGATTCTCGCAGGAGACATGTAGTCTCCGTTGCGAATGATTTGTTAGCTGATGATCCTGATGCAACGATTCTTGATTTGTCGTTGCCCTCTGTTCTCTGGTTTTGTACTCAAAGGTATTTGTCTTGTTGTGTAAGGAAGGAATTTGTCCCTTTGCCAGGTATTTCGGATACGCAATTGATCGCTGTTAGGCGTTTGATTAGACGAGTTTCTCGTCGTCACTGCTTGTTTACCTACAAGTGCGAGGAGTGGTTTGAAGGTTGTTACAGGATAAAGCAATATGGTATTGAAGAGGCGACCGAGTCGTCGATATCGCAGGGCCACGAAGAAACGGAGTGGGAGAAGTTCACAAAGGAAGCGGCGTGCACGGCCACGTAGTAGGCCCTGTCAGTTTTCGTTCCATGGAAATGCGTTTGGTGGTACACCAACGCTTTTCTTTTTGACACCCATTGCTCTTGGCAATGGTGCTGAAGACAGAACTGGCTCAGTGCTTACTGTCAGTAGTATGTATTTGAAGGGTGTTGTGGTTCCGACGGACAATGTCACTGACGGTCTTCATGATATTTATTTTTGGATTATATTGGACAGGTTTCCTACTGGCACAGATCCTGCTGTTTCTGATATATTTACTGGCAGTGATACTGGAGGTAGCATGATTGAGACATTGACTAGGAATCGTTTGAATCGTAAGAGGTTTCGTATTCTGGGCTCGAAGAAACTTGTGATTGGAGTTAACAGAAAGCCACAAGAGTCTTTGCCTCATACTCGTGCTGCGTTTAATATCTTCCAAAGACGGCGGTTAGTTGTTGCATTTAAGAATGATGTTTCTGGTGGTGGTAGGAATGATGTTGAGCGTAATCGCATATATATGGCGTGTGCTTCTGCTACCGGACATTCTTTCCGGCTATATCTTAATGGGATTGTTAATTTCTATAATGGTGTTATTTTTTCATAGACCACGCTGTTTGATATGGCGTGTGTATGATCAAGTTTCTGAGGTTGGTTTATACGATGGTTATGATGATGTTGTTAAAGATATACCCATTGATGGGGATGATGATGAGTCGTATATGGTTTCCGATGAGTATGCTGAATTCCTTGAGACGTTGAAGAGACGTCGTTCTGAGCGTGGAGGGATGACTTCCAACTTGAAGCGAAGAAGAGTGATGGTTGATCCTGATGAAGATCTTGTTAATCGTTTGAAGGAGTATTTGGGTGAAGATGAGTATGATAGACATCGTAGACGACTGGACTTAGAACTTGGTTCTGGTCAACATAGACCAGACAGTCGTTGTGTTGTAATGTGAATGTAATAAATTGTGTGATATTTTATGCTGGTGGTGGATGTTATAAAATTAAAAAAAATTTAACAAACCATGACACTCTATGACGAACGTACGGACAAACAGTAACCCGGAATGGTATTAGTTTATGAATGAAAAAGGCGGCGCAGCCGCCGTTAAAATCAGTACAAGCTTGAATTTATTTTGACAAAGATGATATTATCCTCTGCCCAAGGCTTAAAACTGGCATGCCAATTTGTAATTGCGTCTTCATATGATTGGTCGGGGTTACACAGCACTATTGCTGGTATACCCCCTTTGATTGTTTGTTTCTTCCGGTATTTCTCATTCGCTATGTAGTTATGTTGGCAGCCTAATAGCGCTTTCTTGCACGGAAGATATTGAAATGGTATATCGTCTATTACATTATATAATGCTTTGTCATCGTACATGCTGAAGTCAACTGTTTCTGCCCAGTAGTTGTGTGGTCCTAATGATCTTGCCCATTGAGTTTTCCCTGTTCTTGATGGGCCTTCAATCACTAGTGACTTCTTCCGCTGGTTCGTCTCCTGCCACATCCGTTACGTTATCAGACTCGTACAGCCTTTCCATGTACTCTATGTAGTGTGTGTCTACCATGTCATCTATTATAGCTTTGACATTGTATGTTTCATGATGCATGATATTTTGTTGTGCTACTGAGAAGACATCTCTGGCTGTATCTTTACGTACCATGAAGAGTTCTGTGTTGACCCACTGGAGAACTTCTGGTGGAAGGTTATTCCAAGTTGACCATTTTCTGACATGGGGGGAAGGCATTGGAGGCCATGCTTGGTTAGCAAAGTATTCAAGTCGTTGTAGATTGAGGATGTACTGGTATGGGTAGTTGGTTTTGACGAGGTTGAAGAATTCTTCTCTGGTGTTGGAGATTTTGAGGTATTCTCCAAAATCCACCTCTCTAGATCTTTCTCGAGTGTGGAGTCTTGGCTTTTCTCCGAACTCGATGTGGTCTCCATCCTTGGAGACGTATTCGTGAACGTCTTTGACGTTTCTTGGTTTTGTGATGTTTGGGTGATAGGAATGAGACGATACGGTGATGTCAAAGTGTTTTGGATTACGAATGCACTGCCTTTTCCTGAAGATGAGCAAGGCGTGTAGGTGTGGCTCTCCATCTTGGTGTTTTTCTTGGCTGACGAGGGCGTATTCAAGTGTTTTGGTGAACTTTGATTTGAAGAAATCAAGGGCAAATTGTTTGATGACTGGGCACTGAGGATAGGTTAGGAAGAAGTTTTTTGATCTGAGATTGAAGGATGTTGATGCCATCTTGGTTGTATTTTAGATGGTAATGGTATTTGTTTATATAGTGGTTGATGTGTTCACTGTTTTTGTCTTATTATCCCCCAATTCTCCTTATATATTGCTGGTACGTGGTATTTTAGTTGTTTTGAGTGGTATTTTAGCTTGAGGGGCCGTTTAATATT